ATGGAACTTAAAGAAAAAATCACACTCGATATGCTCACAAAGGACAGCGTTTCGGTACTCAGACAGCAGTTTTTGACCTTTAACGGTGAAGAAATGCAGGTAGGCGGAAACATCCGCAATGCATACATGAACAGCAAATCAGGCAGAGAACAGCTCAAAACGGTGTTGTCTGATGAATACTATAACGCTGTCATGGCAGTTTGGGGCGACAATCCAACCGTTGACGAGCCGATGATAGAAGAAAGCGAGGTGTAAGCGATGAAGATTGATATTGTACAGCTTGCCGAAATCATATCTGCGTTAGCTTTAATTGGCGGTGTTGTATTTGGTGTTTTTAAATTTATCGAAAACAACAAAAAGCAGAACGCTGAAATCAAAAAAATCAAAGGCGAGCAGACCTTGACAATGTATGCACTCCGTGCGTGTCTTGATGGTCTGAAACAGCAGGGTTGTAACGGCAGAGTTACCGAGGCTATCAATAAGATTGATAAGTACCTCAACCAGTCGGCACATTCGGCGGAAGATTTAAATTGAAAGGATGATAATAATGAAAATGACAAACAAAATCTATGATGTACTTAAATACATTGCTCTTATCGTACTGCCTGCAATCGGTACACTTTACTTTGCCGTAGCAGGCATTTGGGGCTTGCCATACGGCGAACAGATTGTAGGCACTATCACAGCCGTTGACACCTTCTTAGGCGCTCTGCTCGGCTTGTCAGCTTATAAATATAACAAAACAGACGAAAGCGAGGAATAGTTATGACAAATGCAAATTTTATTGAGCTTGCAATCTCAGAGGTACGCAAGTATGTTTTAAATCACTTAGATAAGTCAGATGGTACACCTGTTTTTGACATCTTTGTAGTCTGGTCATGCAAGACTTTGCAAAACCATAAATGCCTTATCAGCACAACATTACACGATGGGATGTATTACGAATGCACCTACAACGGCGATAAAAACGAAATGTATCTTGACGCATACAAAAAGTTTGAAAACAAAAAAATTATTTGCGAAAGCGAGGAATAATTATGAGTAATTCAAAACTTGTTAATTACACTAAATTATCACCAAATCACAGCGGTAAGCGTACACACAGCATTGACCGAATCACTCCGCATTGCGTTGTAGGTCAGTGCAGTGTCGAAACCCTCGGCAACATCTTTATGAACACGAAAAATGAGGCAAGCTGTAACTATGGAATCGGTTATGACGGCAGAGCGTTACTCTGTGTCGATGAGAGCAATCGCTCTTGGTGTAGTTCATCAAACGCAAATGACCAGAGGGCAGTCACAATCGAATGTGCAAGCGACACGGTAGCTCCGTACACCATGAACAGCAAGGTGTACAACAAACTTATTGCACTTTGCGTTGACATTTGCAAGCGTAACGGCAAGACTAAACTGCTTTGGTTTGGTAACGAGGACAAGACTTTAAATTATTCGCCGAAGTCGGGCGAAATGGTCTTGACTGTACATAGGTGGTTTGCAAATAAATCTTGCCCTGGTGACTGGCTCTATAACAGGCTCGGCAATCTTGCAGACGAAGTAACTGCACAGCTCGGCGGTAAAACATCAAATAAGGAGAATGAGGAAATGATTAAATACGGTTCACACAACACAGCAACACTCGCATTTAAGAAGCAGTTAATTACGCTTTATAACATGAAAATTATCAAGACAAAAGTCGATAATTCAAACGGTTTCGGTGACGGCACTTTAAAGGCTGTTAAAGAGGCACAGAGAGCAGGTAAGGTCACAGTTGATGGCATTGTAGGTGAGAAGACAATCAATGCTATCTATCATCTTATCAATGATTGCAATTGGGCTAAAGATAAGAAAATTGCAAATGCAAAGAAAGCGTTAGGTTAATCTTACATATCCATAATAACGCCCCTAAAAAGTTATTATGGAGGTAAAAAAATGCGTAGCTTTATCGGCTGGATTGGTGGCAAAAGTCACCTTAAAAATCAGATTATTTCACTTATTCCCAGTGACTGTAACCGCTACATAGAGGTGTGTGGCGGTGCAGGCTGGGTCTTATTCGGTAAGGATAAAATCAAAGGTCAAATGGAGATATTTAATGATATTGACGGCGACCTGATTAACCTTTATAAGCAAATAAAATACAACTGTTCAGCACTTCAAAAAGAGGTTGACTGGTTACAATCTCGTGAGTTGTTTTCGCAATATCGCTATGAGATTGAGCAACAAATTGAGCTCACCGACATACAAAGAGCGGCAAGGTATCTTTACTTAATCAAATGCAGTTTCGGCAGTAATCGCTACTCTTTCGCAACTGCTCCTAAAACGATTGATAACATTGTTTCTGAACTCCCGAAATACAAGGAGCGATTAAAAAGTGTAATCATTGAAAACAGGGATTTTGAAGACCTTATTAAAACATATGACCGTGATTCGGCTCTGTTTTATGTAGATCCGCCATATGTGGCATCAGAACGCTACTATAACCGCAACTATACTAAGTTCAATAAAGATGACCATATCCGTTTAAATGCCGTTTTAAAGGGGATTAAAGGGCGTTTTATCTTGTCTTACAATGATTGTGATTTTATCAGAAATCTGTATAAAGATTACAACATTAAGTGTGTGAGCAGGCAAAATCTACTCCCTGCAACCCCTGATAATCATGTGGAGTTCAAAGAAGTTGTCATAACCAATTACTGATTTGGTAATAATATTACAGATTAAGCAAAATAATAACGCAGTAGTATATTATATTACTCAGGGCGTTATTGTGATTAAAATTCATTTGTCCGATTTGCTTGGCAAATACCGCATAACGCAGGCTGAACTTGCCCGTAAAACCGGCATAAGACCTGCGACAATATGCGATATATATAATGAGATGTGTGACCGTATTAACCTTGAACATTTGGACAGGATATGCGAAGTCCTTGGTTGTGATGTTGCTGACATCCTTGAATATCAGCCAAATAAGATTAAAAAGACCGGCACAAATCTCATTTTAGAGCAAAACGGCAACCGAAAAAAGAATAATTAACACAAAAAACACCTTGCAGATGAGCAAAATCTCTGCAAGGTGTTTTTATTTTTTGGAAATATTTCTGCAACAATATGCAAAAATGATTAATTCAATTTTTTTTCATTTAGTGTGAAAAGTTTTTTCGATTTGTGCGAAAAGCGACAGATGGTGCGGTATCTTTTGGTTATAGATTTGTTAGCTACTTGTTAGCTGTGTGTTAGCTACGATATGTATTTTTCCGTGTTTTAGGGTGATTTAAGTATAGCAAAACCCCAGTAAACATCGTATTTACCGGGGTAAAAAGCTATGGTGCAGGTAACAGGACTTGAACCTGCATGAAATTGCTTTCACATGGACCTGAACCATGCGCGTCTGCCAATTCCGCCATACCTGCTTATTTAATTTTGTTGTACAAATTAGTTGTGAGTTAATCACATATCTGCCAGCCTGAGATATAGCCACAAGGCTACCCCTGACCTACTGTTTAGAAGGCAGTTGGTCACTCTTAGCATCCATTATTTGTGCAACACCCAAAATGTGCTATATTATTATAGCAGACCGACAGGTAAGTGTCAAGTGACATTTACTTTATCGGTCTGTTTTACGCTGATTATTTTTCAGAATCGGGTTTGCGGATTTTGAAACCGTCATATTTTCCAATGTCGCAGAGGGCAATTTCGTGGCAACCCATTCTTGTTGACAGCGGTGCAAGCTCCATATAGTCGCCGTAGAGGAAAGTAAGGTACTTGTCATATTCCTTTGGCACAGGGAACTTGTAACCCTCAAAGTCGGCATAAGCAACATCGTCAAGATATTCCTTTGGAAAAGCACCGTTATAAATATTTCTGCCCATTCCGTCATAGAGATATTTTGCGTTCTTTTTGTTTTTAAAGAATTTTAAAGTACGGACTTCAAGCCACATACTGAATCTGAGCGGAAATATTTTCTTGCAGAAATTTGTTACAATGCTCTGGATTCTACTGCCGTTTTCAGCCTTGCGATTGTTCCATTTATTGAACACCAGCGCTCTTGTGAACAGAGTCACAGCCATATGAATTTTTCGTCCGATTGCTGAATTGGCTGTGCTATCATGACAGAAAATATCAAACGCAATTCCGTTGTGCATTGCGTGATGGTCTTTTGCAAAGTCGGTTGCAAAGAAAGTGTTGTCAAGTCTGACCTTGGCAAATTCATAGAAACAAGCCTTGTCCGTATGGTACGATTGAAAAGTCATATTGCTCGGAAGTTCCTTTGGCGCAATCTCGCAAAAGCGGTCAAAATCTTCACGCAACATCATAATATCGGCATCATCATCCCACGGAATGAATCCTTTGTGACGGATTGCACCGAGAAGTGTTCCGCCGCCGAGAAAATATTTTATGTTGTGCTTTCGACAAATTCTGTCGGTTTCAAGCAGAAATGCAAGCTGAATTTCGTGAATTGAATCAAGTCTGCGTTCGTGTGAGTGTGGGATACGCAGAACTTTTTCGGACTTCATCTTGTCCATTATGCAGATTTTCAGCATGGTTTCAAGGTCTATGTCGGGAGTGCATTCGTTTACGGAAATCTTGTTTGAATTAATTGCACAGCCGTCAAGCTCCGTAAAATCGCCCGACTCAATTGTACAGCGACTGCCGTAAATATCGTTGAGAACAGCCGCAATCATAATCAGCGATGCGTTGCAGTTTTTGCCGCCGACATTATAAACTGCGTTTTCTTCAAGAGTTGTCATTGCGAATACAATCGCCTTTAAAACATCGTTGATATAAACAAAGGTGCAGCGATCCCTTGTTGCCGGAACTACTGTGTCACGGCGGTTGGCTATATCGTCAAAAACAGGATCAAGCACGCTTGTAAAGTTACTTGACGCTCCCAAAATTATGCCCGTTCTAAGCGTTGTAACGGTTGATTCGCTGTTTTTCAAAACCGAGTGCAAGGTGGTTTCTCTCGTTCTCATAAGCTGACCTGCAAGCGATGAGGGAGAGGTTGCGTCAAGTTCTGCGTACTCGTTTTCGGAATAAACTCTGTGCGGTTTGGCTTTGCCGTAAATTCTGCTGTCGTTCACAACGACAACTCTTGCGCCTGTGGCTTTTGCAATTTTGGCACAGGCATTTATCTCTGCAATGCCGTCAATCATAATCTGTGGGTTGTTGTCTGTATGTTCACCGCAGATTCCTGTTGTAATTACATAGTCGGCACTTGAAATTTCTGATGCAGAATTATAATCAACAAAATCAAAATCATCTCTTAACAAGAGTTCGCTGTGGTATGATGCCATTGCGTTGCGTGATTTGCCGAGAAGGATAACTTTTATTCCGAGCCTTTTAGCCTCGTTATTGTACAGAAAGGCATAGCAAAGACACCTTGCAAGTTCACCGCCCGAGATGACAATTGTTTTGTTCCTGAGCTTTGCAAGATTTTCTTTTTCAACTCCGGGCAATGCCGCCCTGTCGGCCTCAAATTCGTTTAAAAAATCTTTAATACGCAT